CCGCCATATACTAGCATTGTTTTATCAGCACATTGTTCCCATAACACTTCTCGTTCTTTTAGTCTACGAATCTCTGCAATTAATTGTCCAACAACTTCATCACCAGGAGGAGGAAGCAAATGTCTACAAATATCCATGCGACCTATTTCATCTTGTTCCATTAGTTATTCTCCAATAGTTTCTTCTAACAGACTAATAGCCGTTTCTAAAAATAAATCATAATCGGCCAATCCCATAGTCTCATCATCAATAGTATTATCCCAACTAACAATAAAGTTTTTGATTCTATCCTTGAGTTCGTTAGTCATTATTTTTCTCCAAATAGTTATCAATAGTAGCCCCAAGAGGAATTGAACCCCTAATCACTTTTTAGAAGAAAGTTGTTATATCCGTTTAACTATGGGGCCAAATCAAAACTTAAAACGTTTTGGTGTATTGTATTATAGCGTCTACCTTATGGAATGTCAAGGAGTTAATCATGAATCTCAAACATCATTATACAAAAGAAGTATTATCAAAAATTTGTGCAGAATCTTATAGTTATAGACAATGTTTAGAAAAAATGAATATAGTTGCAGCAGGGGGTAACTATGCTTGTCTTAAAAAACATATTGAATTGCATAATATTGACATCTCTCATTTTACACTACAGGGTTGGAATAGAGGTAAAATAATTGGTCCTAAACGTCCAATAGAAGATTATCTTTCTAATAAAGCTGGAATACAAAGTTGGAAACTGAAACGTAGGCTCATAAAAGAAAATATTTTGGAACATAAATGCAATAATTGTAAACAAAAAACTTGGCTTAATCAACTTATTCCAATTGAGTTACATCATAAAGATGGTAATCATTTGAATAATGAACTGTCAAATTTAGAGTTATTGTGTCCTAATTGTCATGCTTTAACTGATAACTATCGTGCTAAAAATAAATAGGAGTAGTCGGATTCGAACCGACACTTTAAGGATTTTCTTACTACTATAGTTTTCACTACCATTTCTGTTTGTAGTCTGGACTTTATCTTAACCATAACTTTCGTTTTAGGTTCCTGCCGTTAAGTCTCTACACCTTCATATTTCTATGCTTGGCTCGGTATTAGCAGTTAAGCCTTCACCGAATTTGACAGGTTCTACATTAAAAGTTTCCTTTTATGCACTCAAATTGTATAAGTCCTTTGCCTCTGCCGTTGGGCTATACTCCCGTGTTCACTTCTTCATCATACCACTATCATCGGCTCTTGTCAAGTAGCTTCTTTAGTTCTTCTTCATTAGATCTTAATCTTTTTAGTTCATCTTTGGCATTTAAGACATTGAAATTAGTTATAGTCCAGTATCCTGTGCTAATAGAATTCTCGCAACATTCAATCAAATAGTCTATAGGGTTAGAGTCCTTGTTCATTTTTACTCCTACATGAATCACAAAGAGTGCTAATCCAACCATTTTCATTTGGACTTCCTCTGTCTCCACAAACTTCACAAATCTTATAACTCATAGCCTCTGCCATAGAAACTAATCCTTCAACATAATCATCCCCGCCACTAAAGTATATTCTAAGACCGCCAAATTTTTCTTTGATTTGATCGAACTTTACAGGAATACAATCGTTTTTGTATTCTGGTTCAGTTTTTTGTTTATATTTTGTCTGCCAAACAATATTATTTTCGTGATTCTTAATCATAAAACAAAGAGGAGAAATAATATCAAACCAACCATTTCCACATTCTATTCCCCATGCCATGCAACTATTTTTTATTCCAAGGTTTTTATTAGAAAAAAGTTCTGGATACTTTTCAAACAGTTGATTTTGTAGTTCTTGATCCATATTTTACTCCACATCATACCATTCTGGGAAAAGATCTAAATATAGTTCGCCAAATATTGGACAGTCAGTGTTTATCTGCAAATCCAATATTGGCAAACTTTGTTCACAATCGTTAGAATCAGTCATTACCACAACTTTTACGACAACAACTTCTAATGCCATTAAAGTCTAGATCAACTGAAGGATTAGTATCTTCAGCATAAGCATAGAATGAATCTGAATACTGATCTAACTTAAATGTCTGAGTAAATGTATCAAATAATTCAGCCTGTCTCCCCTCATGCAATACTCTGATACCAAAGAGTGTGCTAGCAATATCATCACGGTCTAGATCATGTTCTAATACTAATCTTGCTAGAAGGTTTAGTTCTTCAGCAATATCATTCATAGCAGTTATCTTGTCTTCAAGCTTAAAGCGGTCCATGTTGTCCTCTTTCTATTTCTTGTATTAAAGTTTCATAAAGTAAATCTGTCAAATCATCTTCTTTAATTAATTGTGGGTAATACATTCTAATGGTTTCAGAATAATCATTGTCAGGCACATATTTAGCTGGTGGACTGTAATCAACAGTCGGTATTGTGGAACTAATGATTATTAATGAACCTAACTTGATCATGTATAACGCCTAGAATATTCACCCTGTATATCACTAATAAAGTCGGGATTGTCAGTAGCATCTGGCCCAAGAATATATTCCTGCGGAACATGCTTGTAAACTCCCTTTTGCTTTGCCTCTTCCCAATCAAGACAACCAAATCTACTCCAATAAAGATACTTGAAACCCTCATAACTTTTAGTTTCCATAAGCATCTTCTCTACCAATATACAAAGCTTCTGCTTAGTTGACTGAGGAATTCTGGTTGAAAGCATATCATTAACTGTATTCTTGATATGTTCAAGGAATTCTACAGATACTTGCTTTCTTTTCTTATTTGCAATCTTCATATTATTCCTCCAAAGCTGACTCATTAATAGTTATACTAGGAAACCATTCCTTATCGTTAACCTTGAATTCATCAATACCCGCCTCATATTCTGATCCATTAGCAAAATCATAAACATACGCAACATCGCCGTGTATGTTAGGGTGTTTGTCAATATATTCTTTTATTTCGCCCCAAGTCATTGTTTTATTCCTCTATGTTGTTGATTGCTAAATATGGAGTCCAACCGTCTTGCAGTAATTCCGTTATTTCTGCTTCGTGTTCTTTTCCATCTTCGTAATCATATATTTTAACTTCTTCATCTAGTGTTTCTGTATCTTGATCTGCTATAAATTTCATCAGTTCTCGCCAAGTCATCATAACTCCTTTGCGATTGAACGTATTATACAGTATCGTCTTCCTTGTGTCAAGTACTTGAAGTTTCTTCTACCGGTTCTTCAAGGTCAACCCTAGATTTATAACTACTATAACGGTTAGGGTCGGCCATTCCACTGTCTATACGATTCTTTTTTGTTACGTAAAATCCACGATCATCCTTGCAGACTACTTCATCTGCATTAATTGAAATTGTTTTGTATTTTGATGGATCAACGATCATAGATGAATCGCTACCATATGGTGTTTTGGTTGTTACAATTGTGCCAGATTCATGCTGGCGGGCCTTAAATAGTTTTCTTGCCATTTTTATTATCCTTTGCTGCAAAAGTCATACAATTTAAATCAGTATCCCAATAAGTGTCAATTAAATCTTTAGAAGCCATTTTAGATAAATGAACCCCTAAAACCCAATCATTTACATCAGTAAATATCTTTTGTAAAAGCTTAGTATTTAATAAGTAATCTCCATCTCTTTCAATGGCGTGTTGTTTTATAATAGATACTATCTCACTTGGCTTTATAAAGCCAGTAAGTTGATCTAATGGTATTTCTCTATTTCTGGCAACGTCTTTGCCAATATGCTTTGCTGTCTTTTTTAAGTGTTTAATTCTAACTAGTGGGTCTTCCATTATGCACCTATCAAATTGTTAGTGTAACGAGATATTGCATTATCCTTCATCTTGAGTTCAAAGTCAAGATCAAAATCTAATCCATAAGTGTTAAAAGAATTATTTGCGTAATCAGCGTGTGCTCTTGGGTTATTACCGGGACGGCTTTCGCTGTAGTGGAACAGGGGTTTATAGTCGCCCCACGTTGCATAGCAAGCGTTTATAGCCTCTTCCTCTGATAAACCGTCTGGATGGCAGGCATGATGTAAGTAGTCGAATGTAATGGGTATGTTGGTTTTAGAATGGAATATAGAGGTAAGTTCACGTACACTCCAGCAATTTACTTTATCATCGTTTTCGATGACAAGCCTGCTACGGCAATTGGGATCAAGAAGATTAAAACTGTTAGTAAATCTAGATATAATAGACTCATAATCGCCCGTTTTGTTGTGTACGTGTAAATTCATGGGTGATCGGTAGTCTGCTGGGCATCCTATACGATCCATGAAAGATGAATAAAAATTAAGTTCTGTAATTGTTTTGTTTGCTACATCTTTAGACAAACTTGCTAGACTATTATACTCAGATGGATGTAAAGATATCCTTACTTGATTTTGCGATATTGTATTAGCTATTGAATCAAACTCATCTTGAATATCGTCATAATTTGGTAGATTTTCTAAATATATATCTGCTTTATCATATGTAATTAATGGAAATAAGTCGCTACTTAACCTATAAGTAAGATTATTATTAGCACAATATTCTATTGTTTTATTTGTAGTTATCATGTTATTGAGTATTCTTTCGCCAAGAATAGAAAGAGCTTCGTCTTTTGGTAAAGATGAAAATCTTTTATATGTCATAGTTTGAAATGAATATCCTAAATTTTTGACATTTAAAGATATACAGCAAAGACCAATTTTATTCATAATTTGTGTATAGGTTAGTGTAATTTAATGTGTTCTAGGAGAGTATCATGTATAATAAAGTTTGTTCAGTTTGTCAAGTAGAAAAGTCTGTTGATCATTTTGAAAAAAGAAATCATAAACCAACATATAGATGCAAAGTATGTGCGTCTCAATACCATAAAAATTATTATATTAAAAATGCAGATAAATTAAAGAATAAAACTTTAGAATTTCGTAATAATAATCCAGAGTATATGAAAAATTGGAGAAAAAATAATGCTGAAAAAGTGACAAATCAAAAAATAAATTGGTGTCGTAAAAATAAGTATAAAATAAACGAAAATGAACGTAATAGACGTAAAAATGATATTGAATATAAAATTAAAAAAAATTTACGTAGAAGAGTCAACCAAACAATAACTAGAGACTGCAAAAGTTCTAGTACATTAGAACTGTTAGGATGTTCTACATATGATTTTTTAAAATATATGGAATCTAAATTTATAGATGGTATGAACTGGGATAATTATGGACAATGGCACATAGATCATATAAAACCATGTTCTAGTTTTGATCTAACAAATCTAGAACAACAAAAATTATGTTTTCATTATTCTAACTTGCAGCCATTGTGGGCCAAGGATAATATTAGTAAGTCTGACAAAATTATCTAGTGTGTCTACCCTATTATACTTCGACCAGAGGCATTGTCAACCTTGAGTTTTTCTTACTTGTAAATGAAAAGAACCATATTTGCAAACAAGAACGGAGTATTGTACTGAAAATTAAAGTTAACCGCAGGACTTTCATAGTTCCATATTAGTGGATTTTGTGAAGTTTTTTGATATGCAAATGTATTCATATTACTATGATTTGTTCTTATCCAATCATCCATTTTAGGATTATATCCTATTGGAACGCTTATTAAGCATGAATTAGATTCTGATAAAATTCTTTGAATTGATTCAATGGCCCCATTTTCATTTATATATGAACTGCCATAATCATCCAATCCTATATGCTCCACTGTAGACAGTGATAATACATTTTTGTTATTTATATCTACTTCATGTAAATACTTCTTTATATTAGCTTTCTCATCAAACGGATCAACAACGTCATGTTTTATGTCATTGTAGTATGATGGAAGAACAGCCCCTATTTCTATTAAATTTATTTTATTTTCTGCCCATTTTCTTCCTATTGGTACTTCTATAGCTCTTTCTGTTATGTAATTACCTTGTTCAAAAAAGTAATCTATTGGATCAATTTTCATTCGTTTTTTCCTTTTTAACTTTCCTAATTTATTTGAAATGTCATGATTGATTCTTCTTCCAACTAAACAAACTATTTAGCCAAGCTTTTCTTTTACTACAATTACACTCTTGCAAGTTAAACCATTCCTTAAATCGCTCTTCAGTAATTCCTACTGATTTTAATGCTCCTTCAACAACATCGCCCAAACCTACTACATTATTAACTACATGACTATTAGGACTGATGCCTTGGCTCTCTAATTGTTGTATTACTTGATCCATTTCTTGTTTGATGTCGCTCATTTTTTTCTCCCAATTGTGGGTTTTAATCCCTTTTAGTATTTTTTTCGATGGTTTTCTGTGGGTACTTTTCCATCATTACATAAGTAATATACACTCAAAAAGGATGCTATTCTGGGATGTTAAAGCATATACCTACAGATACGTTTAACACCATAAAAACATATATATAATATACATACTACAAACCATATACATAAGAGTAATAACACACTACATATTGCTACCCATAATTTTGATTTGAACGTGGATAATTCACATAAATAATAAATTTTCATATATGCCTATTTTTCTAGAGTCTATGGGTACTAGGGTAGAGTGTAGAAGGTATATAAAGAGTAAGACCCACAGTAACCTTTAGGGGGCTATATGGGTCTATTGGTATATATGTATATGTATATGGTATATATACTACTCTATATTAGACAGAGCCAGTTCTATCATACTAAGGTACTGATCTAGTTGTCTAGGGGTCAATTCCTTACCATTAGCAGCAAGGGCGTGTCTATATGCTAGCCTTTCCTTAGTCTTCATCTTGGGAAGTGGGCGTAATTCTCTTAATTTTGATTTATCAGTGCAATTTACTATTTCTTTATAGGCTCTATAAGAGTCACTATCAGTATATGGTTCCTCATACAGTTCACTCATGTATAAGAAGAATTCTTTCTTTGTAATCATAGTATTTTATCCCCTTGAGATTTGGGGCGTTTTGCCCCTTATATCTATAAATAAAGATGCTAAAACATAAATATTTGAGGAATTTGACCTATTTTGCATGAACAGGAATATTGGTCTTTACTATCTTATGTGGGCTACGATACATGTTTGGAATAGTATCAGACTTGATCTCTGGTCCCATATATATATACCCAAAGCCACCATCATTAGCGTAAACAATCAAGCCATTAGTGTCTTTATTCTTAACAGTATATATACCAGCATCAGTCATGTACTGCTTATCACCATTCTCACCTATATAATAATTACCAGATCGTCCAATGACCTTAATACGATCACCAGTAGTTAAAGACTTCCAATCTTCAATTTCCTCAAACTTCTTTACCTTCTTAACCTTAGTTGGCTTCTTACTTTTAGAAGTAGCCACGATATTGAATGGTGTATTACAATGCTTACAGGTACGTGACCTAGCACCATTAATACCATTACAACTCTTACATAATTTCTGTCCACGCTTGACTTTCATTTTTGTCTCCTTCACTGACTATAGCTACCTTGGCGATCTTAAAGAATTGAGTGATACACGCCAGTATACATCGTCTGCCATGGTTTGTCAACTTTAAAAAAGTTTCTACGCATATACTATTAGTATATTTATAAGTAGAAAAGCAAATCTCACTGACTATGGCTACTCTGGCGATCTTATTAATTAAGGTGATACAATAGATATTTTATTATTATCAGAATTGAACTTGACAAAATAACTATTGCTGATATACTTACCTTCAATACCCTCAACATAACGCTTACTATATAGATTAACGCGCCACTTATCATCAAATACATTAAAGCACTTTGAGAATATATAATCAGTGGGCTTCTCTACGTATTCAAATATAAAGTCACATGGTGTATATCCATAATTACTCTTCTTCACCGTAGTCTCTTCAACGTTTTCTTTTTTAATCTTTGCCATATATTATCTCCTTGGTTAAATCTCGCTGACTGTATTGCAATATGTTGATCTCAATATTTGGGGAAGTACACCCCCATTTGCCCAGCTTATATATTTGCCCTATCTTATCTATCCTGTGCATCTTACCAAAGACACACTACCCCATTGTACCATATCGACACACTCGACACAAGTACTTGAGAACAAACGACTTACGTTGTCTTACTATTAGACTTGACGTAAGTACTTGGAAATAAAAGACTTATGAATGATCGCCCCGGCCCCGGTCGCCCTAAACCCTTGCTGCTAAAGGACTTACGACGAGTCAGGAGTCAGTGAGAGTGGGGAAGGGGGTTTCCCCCCAACCCCAACCCTCCCACTAACTAAGCGGTAAGAGCGAAAACCTTTTCGTAATCCTTGTCGGTGAAAGTATCAGCACGACGCAGGATCGTTGCCCAGCGGTCTGCGGAAGTATCCAACAGACTGCCAGCGATTTCATCGAACTTCACCCAAGTCTTATTATCAAACTTCTGTCCCGCACGGGTCAGACCATTGATAATACCAAAGAGATTACGCTCTCCAGATTCCATAGTAATATACTGCTCAAGAAACTCAGTTGCTTCACGCTTGCTCAGTTTGTAATCCGACGATACCGTAGCCACGACACCCTTCACGCTAGCCTTGCCAGTTTCCAAGGCTCGGGTAGCCAGAAACTGCTTGATACCGGGAGCAAGAAGCGGAATCTGATCTTGGATATTATGAGCGATTTCCGTTTTCAGAACAGCGAGGTCGATATTGCCACGGTGAACGCGGCGAATCTTCTCACCCTTAGTCTGACCCCAGATGCAACCGTTCATACAGATGGCACGAAAAAGGCTAGGCGTCTGGCTAATGCGGCGAGTGCCGATTTCACAGTTGCCCACACTAATCATTCCACCATAATCACTATCGTCAGCACCGTAGTCCATGATAGTATCGGGGATAAGGATATTACCATAGATAGTATCCTCATCGCCACGCCAGTGACTGAAACGACCGCCGGGAACAAACTCCGACAGGGTTTCCAGATACCAGCGGTTATCAACAGGAGCATATTGCTCAGTCACGAACGCACGGCAAGTACCATCCGTATATGTACGGAGTCGGAACTTCTTATCGGCTTCGATTCGACGCAGAGCATTGTTGCCAACGTATGCCATCGTGTCAGCATCGGCAAGGTCGAAATCTTCGATATTACGCATCTCACGAAGGAACGAGGACGAGGTAACACCCACGCGAACGCTAAACTGTTCAATGGCGTGGTCCGTAGGGCGAAACTCTCGTCCATCGTTCAACTTCAAAAAGAATCCTTTATCATTACCAACACAGGTAATGTTCTTACGCTCAGTCAGAATATCCTCACGGTTCTCAATAGCGACGTTGGCATCCTGCATGACCTGTTCGTAGGTCTTGGTCTTTGCCCACCAATCCTTGTGAACATGCGTACCCTTCTCAAAACCAGTGCCAGTAGCACCAGTGAGAGTACGAACAAAATCGCCTTCGCTCGGCTTGCTCTGAATCGTCAACTTATCGTAACTCATTATCAATCTCCTAGTAGTGGGTTATCAACTTCTCGTATTATACAGGATCACTCGTCGTTGTCAAGGTCTGGCGGAAACATTTCATCGAAACATTGTCCGCAGATTCCGCTCAACAGTAGTTCACGTTCATTCATAGAAAGATAGTGCAGGGCATCTTGAATAGCAAATGCACCACTCAGCCAATCGTACATATCACTCTCATTGAACATCAGCACAAACTGACGCCCGCAGTTCTTGCAGAAAGCATCGCACGAAGTATCGTAAACCGCAGCAACCATAACTGTCTCCTTTTCAACCATCATACCATAGATATCGGCGTGGTCAAGGGGTCAGCATTAGTTTTTTCTTTTTGACGTAAGTTGTTGATAGATAAGGACTTACGATAAGCGGGGCGGGCCGCGTTCGCCCTAAATCCTTGTGGCTAAAGGACTTAGAGCGAATCACGGTGCTAGTCTTCCCAAGCATTATCCAAACTGAGTCCATCTACGCTCAGTAATAATATCTTTATATTTCTCGCCAGCAGGACTAAGTTGTACCATACCACTTACGCAGAATATACAACCATCTTCATCTCCCGGCTCATCATATCTATCGCCTTGATCTTCATCGTAATTATCAAAGTATAAAGTCAATCCAGTTTTTTCGTTGAAAGCCTTTGTAAGATTGATAATATGATTGTCATACACCTTAACCATTTCCTCTGCAATCTTTTCGCTATCTTCGCTTTCTGGATTATCCAAAGATTCTAAGATATTCTCTTTGAACTGATCGGGATCGCTCCACGACATCCAACATCCAATACTATTCCAACCCACAGAATCAAAATACTTTTCCTTTTCAATAGCCGCTATTTCATCTGGACAAATCTTTTTCAGTTCATCGTATGGAATAACATAACTACTTACCGCATAACTACCCATACCCATGATTAGCACTCCTGAGTTTCTATGTATGTTTTACCAGTAGCAGTTTCGTATACTTCTGTTATCTCCCACGACTCCATATGCCTAGTATTTATATCGGGATCATATGGTAGGAGTCTAGAGCATTTTTCTAAAGCATCCTTTTCATTTTCACAATCACGCATAATAACACAGACAGTAACGTAATGGTACATATTACACCTTTGAGTAGTAGTTGTTGAAAATATCATCCCACGTTGGAAACTCGTAGAAAGGATCTCCCTCGTTTACACACGCTCCCGTTTTCTGGTTGTAAACGTCATAGAAAGATACATTACGAGTATCCATATCAGCCCAAGAATCATAACACGCATAAATATCATACTGTACATCATCCATAACATAAGTGGCTACTTTCTCGTTCATAATATACTATCTCCTAAATGGTTGGGGGCGTGTTGACTTTTAGTATTCAAACAACGTCCTATTTATTCTTCTGTAAACAGCATACTCCAAACGAATATCATAATCATTAGTTCTATCAAGAAACCTCCCTAGTGTGATGATAACAACACAATAGGGCGTGTAGGAGTCGAACCTACCTATGAACACCTTATAAGAGTGTCGGATGCAACCGGCTTACCTTACGCCCCATAGATACGGGTGACGCATAGCATTGTACCATACGCCACCCGTACACTCAAGGGAGAATCACCGATAGCATTTCGTTTCCAACATCTTATCGCAAAGCAGGGTTCGCACAGTGTTATCCATAGCACGAACAACAGCATACTTGCCATTGGGGCCAGTACCAACACGCAGAACACGACCAGTGTGGAACTTCAGCACGTTCTTAGTACCGTGCAGAGGATACTTACACTTGATATGACGATCCTTACGCAGACTAGCAAAGTTATTAGACATCATCTCTCCCTTAGTTAGAAAAAACCATCGACTCAACTTCAGTGAGGGTCAACACAACCCTTGCACCGTTCTTCTCAAACGTCACACCATCACGACTAATACGCACAACCTTGCCCGCATCAGTCTCATCATTCAATCCAAGAATCTTCATGTCGTTCCTCATTGTTATCGTAATGTCACCACCAACTATCATACACTACCGTTAGTCCGCTGTCAAGTGCCTCTCTGGCTTTCTTGACAAACTCCAAGTCCTGTTGACCATAGATATCATCACTATTACTACCAAAGAAAAATCCTACGGTGTCTGGCAGACTAGCATTAGTAACATCCTGCTCTAGACTATCCAGATCTTCTTTAGTAAGTTCAAGTTCAACACAGTTGAAAGAGTCATCATTTTCGTGGGCATTAGGGCGACCCTTACTTTCCCACAGATTCTCCATCCAACCTTGAAGATTAGGATGCTTACGCCAGCAAGCGAGTTCTTCCTTCTCTCCATTGTTGTCAACAGCAAATGCCCACTGATCCAAACCCATTGTAAACTCCTAGTTAGTGGTTGCCAGAATGGATACTAGGTTACTACTACTTCACCTAGTATCGACATTCTAGCGTAACGTCTTTAGAAAATCAAGCGGTAGCCGTAGCAACTTCCGCTTCGACCTTCTTGGCCTTGGGAGCCTTGGGAACCTTGACCTTGGCCGGTTCCTTGATACCAGCAACCCTTGCCCGCCAAACCTTGAAACCCTGTTCCTTGAGAGTCTCGCTCTTGACAGGATGAACAGCGGCGATATTGCCGATGCCATCGACAGACGCCAGAAGCGTATCACGAACAGCCTGCGGCTCAATACCAACCGGCGAATCGGTCACAATATCAACAACAAACGTAAACTTCTGCATAATAATCTCCTCTTATCAAGTTAGTGTTATCAACCCGTTACTCTAATCATTATACATGTATTATCGGCTCTGTCAAGCGGAATCTTGAAAAAAATTTTTATTGGTCATAAGTCTTTGGTGGGTAAGGACTTACGACGAACGCGGCCCGCCCCCTTGGTCCTAAATCCTTGTGGGATAAGGACTTAAGGCGAGCTTCAAGAGTTAGTGGTCCAGCAATCCATACCACACTTCTTGAGTTCGTCGCACAGTTTTTGTGCAGATGCTGGGTCAAGAGGAGGAGAGTAGTTAGTTTTAGCGTCGTGCTGACAACTTTCAACCCAATCCTTACTTTCCTTGAGTCCCCAACCGGTAGCAAATCGGAGAACCTTGATGGCAGCGATCTTATGATCCCAATACTGAGTGTCATACCTGACACCGTTACAGCCAACCAACAACTTCTCGTTGCCAGTAGCCAGTTCCAGAGCCTTGATGATCCTCTCGTAAAGATCGGGGCTATTGGTTGAAGTAGCAATGCTCACCATCTCACGAATCGTCATGCCAACGTTAATCATTTGTTTTCCTTATTAGTAATCCAAGGGTAATCGGGAGGGTAATCTTCGCTAGGTGGTTGTGGTTTCTCTTGTCCTAAATCTGGCATCCACCACGGGGCATCCATATAATCTACATTTCCCCAAGTTTCGCCACAATAGATATTATGAATACAAAACTTATCATCATAGTTTATCTTATATGTACCACGCCACACACCAATGGCCTCACCATAATAGATGATCTTTTGACCATTAACAGGGCGACGAGGGCCATGAAAACTAATCCATTCCATTATTGATTTCTATTCTTATACTGAAAGTAAAGGAAAGCAACTGCTATTACTGTACCACAGATACATTGTACCATTTCGTTAGTCATCATACACTCATCGCTATTTTGTAGGCAAAGTCAATCAACTCTTCCACAGTTATACCATGCTCTGCTGCTAATGTCAAGGCATCTTCTCTGATTGGTTTACAAGCCGCAACCATAGGGCTTTTCAAAACCTTCATCACCTTCAGCATTGCTTTTTCTTTATCAGTCATTCAATCCATTCCTTATCATTTGGATTAGGTTAGAAGCATCACCCAAAGCCGCAGATTCAAAATCATCATCAAGATTTTCAGCAACGCTATCAAGTATATTCTCAATATTTAATAATGCAATACCAATATCATGAAATGATAAATCATCAATATCAATACTAAGAGCATCTGCTATTTGTTTCTTAGATATTCTCATTTTTTTCCTTTGTATTATAAACCAGCGAATCTTTTACGCCCCGATTCTATTACCCATCAGTCTACCCTTTTACGGAACTGAGGAAACCGCCCACGGAAATCCTTCCTAGGCATAGTTCATGACTCATGCCGTCTGGCTCTTGGAACGATTACTGGTTGTATGACTCGTGGTGAGGATGCCATCCCTTATAGATTAGCACTACTATACAGCGTATAAGCCCGCTGTCAACCCCACGCTGCGTAACAGCCGTAGGTTTATCGTAATGGCTTATCCTAATCTAGTCCCGTCGCATGGACCCACGGATGTTTGTTTTGTCTTACTCCCTCATTCTACACTGTGTTATCGGCTTGTCAAGGGGCAATCTTTAGAGGATTCAAAATATCTTGCCTACATTCATTATAGAACACACCCTTTGATGTAAGGTGAAGGATGTCAAATGCAAGACCGTCAATGTTTCTTCCTGACCAAGTATGCCAGTATGGGAGTTTCCTAGGGTCATACTTTAGGTGAGTAGAATATGAGGGGATATATGAATCATCATATTTAAATCCATCCTTAAACTTAATCCATGCACAAACATCCTTATTAGCCCCCATATAAATCTTGTTTGCTACATTACGGTTGTTATATAGAACACAGTTATGGAGTTCAATGATTTGCTCTTCTGGATGAACATACCAGACCCTCTTAGTTATAGTATCTTTGAACTGCCAGTGCTTATAATACTGACCCTTCTGAAGATGATAGCGTACCTTGATCATACATCCTCCTCCATCATCTCAAAGAACTCGTCCATACCATACTCATTCCACAGTGCTACAGGAATAATATCCTGCTTATTATCCATATCACCATATTCAATATAGTTGTCAATACCATTATCCCAAATGCCACAGTAGGCCATTCCCGGCTCAAAGTATGTAGCACGAACATTATAATCCAACTCTACCAGTTTTTCATAGAACTGAATAGGGGGCGACCATGCGGTATTGAATGACACCATAACCTTACCATCTTCAATCTTAGCAGGATCGTAGTATTCATCCTTGCCAAAGTCCCACTTGGTTCCCCAGTTATTGCAACACCAGTTATACCAACGCGGATTTGGCCCATCATCTTCATAATATCCTTCGGGAACTGGCAAGTAATGCTCACACGTTTTGCCAGAGTTATAGGCATCAACAAACTCTTGCAACTTCGCAGGATCGCTATGGGAAATATACAGATTATTCATGCACCAGTTAGGCATTAGATGTCTCTTTCTTCAATGACGTTAGAGGAACCACAATCCATACACTGACAGTTATCATACGGGCCACCAATGACGTTACCATCTTGGTCTACCCATGCGTCGTAACCTATACGATTACTATCGCACTGTTCACATATCATACTCATCACGCCACCTCCTGTCAATAGACTTACGAGTACGTTGACGCTTGGGACGATTATCGAACACCGTATACTTGTGTTCTTGATGTCCCTGCCGCATTTCCCACGGCATAACTTTCTTGATTTTGATCACGTTTCGGCGTGGCCGAGTATCGTCGTTGTTGTGGAGGGTAATCATACCATATTCCGTTTTCGTGTTGATAGTAAACTTTGTCAGTATTAGGATCGTAAGCCATCAGACAGTATTGTATAGGATAGTTCGTCTTTGTCAAGACCTCAGTTTTAGATATTTGAGGGATTTTTATATTTCCAGATTGAACATCCTTGAAGCCCGTATAAACCAATCCACAAATCGTGATAATCACGCCAATCCACTGAATCATGATACCTTTCTCCTTTTTCATATAAGGATTATCGGCATTCTGTTCAACAAACTTTAGGCTGGCTGACTACCCCTGAGAAAATGATCTGTCTGATTAGGCAAAGACAACCTTATATTCCGCAGTCTTCTCAACCCATACATTTTGCCCATATTCCTCAGTCGCCTTAACATATGCTTCAAACTGGCTTGCAGACGTTACATACCCCGCAAACCGGTTATTCTTCCAAACTCTCCATACATACATAACTGTTTCTCCTATATACGTACTCTACCATAACTATCGGTCAAGTCAAGACTCTATCTTTAATGATCCTAAGTCTATATTCTGTAAGGATTTACGTCAAATCTCCCCGGCCCCGCTCACCATAACTCTAATGGCGGCAAGGGTTTACGTCACATTGTCCAACCGGCTTCTGCGGCGACTAGTTTAGTGGGAATAACAATAGTATCCGGTTTTGCTGTGGCATAATCTTTCATACCACGCTCATCTATATAAAAGTGTTCATCTAGTACGTCAAACTTATTAGTTTCCCCTAGTGCTACAACAGCGGCCTCTAGTGGACTTTTATCCGTAGAGTAGATAAGTTCCAACGTGTTAGACTTGATATAAAACTTACTCATAGCAGCAACCGCCCTTTCTGCAAGTGATACAATAACAGTTATCGCTGGTAACGCTTTCATCGCCAGTATCAATACATACCATAACGGGAAGACCGCCACGCATTACAAATCCTACATTACCGGGATGATCGTCACCAAAATGAAATCCACAATCTTCCATGTTTCCGATTAGGTTATCAATCTCATTTTCATAATCATACATAATACTTCCACGATCACAACATTCACAACCATTACCGGGACAGCAGATTAGTTCAGCGATTTCAGTAATAAAGCCCCATCCGCTGAGACTCTTATCACTCCTACGAACACGCCCGACTTGACTATAAACATATGGGGCAAGATTATACATAGAGAGTTCAGTCTGGTTAGCGTGTGCAATGTCTGCACTCTCTTTAGAATCGAATACCTTGAAGCCCCTATTCTTCATTCCCTTGAGTTTATAGAATGAGGATGCACAACCCGAACCACTCTTTTTCTTTACAATAGTATACATAATCAACTCCCTAGACTAATAAGAATGTCGGCATCAAAGTTATCTGGAAAATCACGCTCACAAATATCTGCCAATGTATCTGGACGAACTAGCGTATCATCATTTGGGCCAAAACTAATAGGACTATTTAGTAATGATTCCATAGTATTTTCATAATCCCAATCAACATGGTCACAAAAATCTTTGAGTGTAACGCACTTATAAGTAAAAATATCCATAGTTATCCTTAGTGAGAGGGAAACAACACGTTAGCCAAACCCTTGACGCACAGATTACAGTCTACACTACCCTTAGTCGGTGTGCAAGTGACAACGCCACGACCACGACGGATTTCGGGGCAAGTGATAAACTTCGTACCATTTAGCACGACGAGTTTGGGCAGACTGTTACGCCACTCAGCAGCAGCGGCTTTACGCTTGGGACGCTTCTTAGCAATCTTTTGATCACTATCGCACCACGCGAACAGTTTGAAACCTTGAGCCTTTGCCTCATTCATATCGGTATCATTGTGGATACTAGCATATACATTCATATACTTTTCAAATGCCACAAGGCGACTATCGTAGATATGAGTATAAAACCACATATCGGGCAACGCAACCCCATCGGCCAGAATACTCTCACAAGCCCACATTACATTCTCAACATAGTTGGTATCCAACTCACCATTGAGAAACCAATCACCACGCTCATGCCAACGAATAGACTTCTCTTTACGAATCGCTTCCAGAATCATAGCACGAATACGATTCTTCTCTGTGATAAGATTCTGCATACCAGCAGGACGCACGTTAGGATACATTTTCTCGGTTTGCTCTGCATAGCAACCGTCACCAAGAAATGCACAAGTAGGTGGGCAAGTATCACCCACGGGACGCGACACCACCAAACAACCCTTACCAAGTTTATCGTTACCGTCTGCAACTTTCATAACTTTCTCCTGTGTATGCCATCATTCTACACTCTATATCGGCATGGTCAAGAGAAATCTTTAGAGAGCAAAGCGTGTGCCACTTGTTGCAAAAAATGAAATAACTGAATCCTAGGGCATTTGGCACGAAAAACGCGGCCCGCCCCGTTGTTGCTAAATCCTTGAGAGATAAGGACTTACGAAAAGAAAACGAGAATGACGGGACTTGAACCCGCAACCTCTAGCGTGACAGGCTAGCGATCTAACCAATTGATCTACATTCCCAAAATGACCCCACAGGGAATCGAACCCTGATTCTCGGAGCGAAAATCCGATTTCCTAACCGTTAGAAGATGGGGCCAAGCTGGCAAAACAGGATTCGAACCTATAACCTAGCGGTTAACAGCCGCTTGCACTACCGTTGTGCTATTTGCCAATATTTCGGGACTACGATTCGAACGTAGAAAGACTGATCCAAAGTCAGTCGTGATACCGTTTCACCATCCCGAAGAGCCGACAACAGGACTTGAACCTGTAACCTACTGATTACAAATCAGTGGCTCTACCATTGAGCTATGTCGGCCACCACCGCAACTCAACCGTCAGCCTCCGAAGCATAAATATTGTTATACCATTCCTCACTATCATCTACTACGATAATCTCTTCCTCATATACGATAAGATCATCATACTCTTCAGTATCGTAAGGGCCGCACCATTTCATGACATTTTCGTTGTACATAGTATTTAGGGGTTAAAGGAATGGTTTTATCTATTATACTGTATACACACCAAAAAGTCAATGAGTCATGTAGGATTCGAACCTACGACCAACGGATTAAAAGTCCGATGCTCTAACCAACTGAGCTAATGACCCAAAATGGGGGTGTCTGCCATACTCGACTGTCTTTTACTTATGGCTTCTTTGATATCATTATGCCATAAGCCCCCAGTTTGTCAACTATTCAAATAACTTAATCTGTCCGTCATTTTCTACGATAGGGTTGAAATCCAGTAGTTCGTTACCATCATCGTCTTCATAGCCATAAGTCTCATCCTCAACAATCTCGCGGATACGCTCACGATACTCCTCATCGCTATGGTTGTCAAGCCATGAATCCAGAAGATCATTAGCCAGTAGATCATTCACGCATAGAGTAAAGTTCTCGGGCCATGCGTTAGTCTCATCACGCCAGATAGCCCTCATCTCAGATGCAGTAAAGATATCAAATATTCCCATTTTCTACCTCAATGTCTATTACAGGAAACCAGCCACTCCAACCATCTTGAATGTTTTTCAAAAGAATAGCCTTTTCTCCCTGCCAGCACGGTGCTTCCTTTGCTTCCTGCTCAACTTCCCACAAGCCAGGATGCCGTTTCAACCGTTCTTTTGTCCACTTGCGAGCGTTCTGTTTAGGTTTGATAATCATATTATCGTCCTTTCTTGTCTACAAAGTTTACTCTAAAATGGAAGGTCTGTCAAGTCATCCTGTCGCTGACTATCTGCACAACATCAATCTTCATTCTTTGGGAAAGACTCTCCCCCGCATTTTGCCTGCCTTTTGTATTCTTCCCATTCCTCCCAAACTACCAAGTCTGCCGATTCCTCGCAGTGTACCCATTCATCCCATTTTGACATACCATAACTCCTTATGCTATGCGGACTTACGTAGCCTACCATATTATCGGCGTTTGTCAAGCCCGACTTGAAACTTTTTCTAAGTCTATATCCCACAACGCTTTACGACAAATCCGGCCCGCCCGCCTAGCCCTAACTCCTTTGCCCGTAAGGACTTAGGAGAAGGGTCTAGGCAGTGTACATTAAAACAGGTGTGCCACACCAGCCTTGAACAAAAGTTCACCTACAGCTGAACGCCTGCACATGTCGCTACGTTCAGCATAGAACTGTCGAAAATCACCGTTACTCATTTCGCATGTAACAAGCGTAGGACTACGCTTAAACTCACTATCATATTGACGGTAATCACTTGTCCAGTTCAAACGCGAGATTTCAGCCTGAGATAACTTGCGAACACCAACAACCTTGGCGAGATACCTTTCATAGTCGCCCGTTACTGGCTGGAAGTATCGAAAGTTATATACAGTACCAGTAACAGCATTAGTAAGACTATCATTTACACCCCTATAGATGTTATAGAGAAGGAAAATACCAATCGCCGCAACGGCACAAGCAAAACAAATGCCCAAAGTAAACGCATCATTCATCAGAAATCATCTCCGTAAGTGTCACCAAAACATCCATAACCTTCATCAACGTCCCAACCGATAGAGTTCATAGCACTATCGTGGTCGCCATCCATACTATCATCATAGAAATCATTGTAATCATCATAGATAGCATCGGCAGTATCATCATGGTATTCCATGTCATCATCCTCATAAGAGTTTTCGGGATCGTAGCAGGGATCTGGGTGACTCATCTTCATTTCTCCTTAGTTAGACTTTACCACACGAAATCGTTGATGTCAAGCGGCTCGGGATACATTTCATCCCACAGGCCCGTCACTTCTGCATAGTCAAACGGACTACAATCCGGTTCGTCAATCGGCTCAACCATTGGTTCCACCACTTCTTCTGCGATCAGTGTGGCAAAGAAAGCATCCATCGCTTCTTGATCTTCAAAGGTATTCATTTCCATTTCTCCTTGTGATACCATCATCATACAGGGTATATCGGCAATGTCAAGCCCCTCCAACAATATTTTTTCCTTAAAAAGATGAAAGGTGATTTGGCACGAAAATCGCGGCCCGCCCCGTTCGCCCTAAACCCTTGTCAGATATAGAGTTACGTCAACTGTTCACAATCCAAGCCGCTATACATCCGATCACGAATGAAATAGAAAGAACAATCGCATCACCTGTACGCATTTTCACTTCCTTATTGGAAAAACAAGATCAGAAACAAGATAAGAGCAACCAACGCCAATAACAAATCCCACACCTATTTGTACCCAGTTAATATCGACCATCCGTGATCCCTTTCTTTAGTTACGAACCAAAACATTATCTTCAAACGGAGTACCATCACGCAAAAACCATTCAAAGTTTTTCTGGTACACACTCACCGGACTATACTGATTAATACGCTTTTTAGTAGTGCTGGTTCGATATCCACCACTGCTCAACTTAATCAGCCCGTTAGGATAAAAAACCACCACCTTAGTACCATGCAACTCAATCGCCACACTTCCATCATGTTCAATGTAAGCGTAGGTATTGTTTCCCACCTTACGTTGACTGCGATTAGTCTTGCCCAAAACCATCTTAGTCGCTTCGGAGTGAGTCATTTAGCACCAAAAGTAAAAGGGAAGATAAACAAAAAGATAACTAGTCCAGAAAACCAAGAAAGCCAAAATGCCTAGCCCACTAACCATACCAAACGTGTCAACATCATCAGGATGTTCACCAAACAGATTGTAGCAAATCCACTTTTTCATTGTGAATACTTTCCCGCCAGAAATCCAAGGCAAAACACAATATTCAGAATCGGCAGAACGAACACGACAAAGATGAAACTAGCACGATACATTTCTTTCTCCTTTGTTCTTATATCGACATTCTATCGTCTAGACTTTAGTTGTCAAGCGGATTTTTGCTGACTACGCTGACTACAAAATGATCCGGCCAGTTTGGCCGAGACTTCCCAGTTTGCCCAAACCCCCCAAACCCCCCATTTTGCCTAGATTACCCATCTTGCCTATCTTACCAAAACCCCCTATTCTTCGTGAAATGCGGAGATTTCCTGTCCTGCCATATTCTGTAGTTCATAGAAAGCCCGCAAAGCCTCTACTCTATCTTTGCTTCCCGGCTTACCTACCTTATCAACCATGAGATCACTACCCCCTACAAGGCGGGGATCGACTTTCTCTTTCTTCATCTTGCCCATATTTCGCAAAGCCGTTTTATTAAACTTGATTACCTTTTCGCTACGGATTGGCCCGTATTCACCATCGGCTAGGCTAGGCTGATGAGGAACGGCGATTCCCAAAAAGCATGAACGAATCTGGCGTTCGGCATCGCGGATAATCTTAAACTTTTTCATTTTTTGTTTTCCTTGTTTCAAGAGTTCATGAACCGAATAGCATCTTGGGAAGTCTTAAAAACTCCCAACAGTTTACGCTTTCCGTTGGCTTCGGAATATACCTTATACTTGTTTCCGACTACGATCAAAACCTGAGTCATTTTCATTTTCTCTTTCTTATCTATCGACATTCTAGCGTCTAATCTTGAAGATGCAAGCGGAAAAACTTACGATTTTTTGTTTTCGTTTTTCGTTTTTTCTTGCATACGCTTCATTTCCTCATCTCTTTCCAGAGACTTCAAAAACTCTTGAACGTATCCGTCCCGATTGTCACGGGAATAATCATAACCATCATCGGAATATCTATAAGACTTTCTCATACTATCAACCTTTCATACTTTCAAAAAACTTACGAACCATTTCATCATTCTTTTTCATATCCTTATTCACAATCGGCATATTGTATGCAACTTGCCTATTGTTTTCATTCTTGATTCTCTTAATCGCATTTTTCATTGTCTTATTCATCATCTTAAACTCTCTCTTTCTTATGCTATATATAAGAGCAACTACCGTGCCAAACATAGATTATTTTTTTTTGCGTTTCGCTCGGGAAAAACGCTATGACATTTTTTGTGCTTAGATATTGAGCGTAGCATTTTGCAACACCCTGTAGCATTTTGCGTTAGTGATTTCCGCCGTGAAACTGAGGTAGTGTAGCATTTTGCAACGGATTGCCCATCTTAACATGCCTCTTTTTTAGGCGTGGAATATATTATTTTTTGGCACGGATTTTGCGTTGATATTCGCCCTAAGTCCTTATGCCACAAGGGTTTACGTCAAATCTGGGGGGCCGGATTCGCCCTAAGTCCTTATAGGATAAGGCTTTACGTTCAATCTTCTACAGTCATACAGATGTACAGTAGTCCAACGTACACGCATACGAATACTAGAATGGGCATTCTATTGTCTCCCTATTGTGGGGGGTGCTTACCGGTTTAGATTAGATAGTACGCTCTAGGCTGCGTGAATGAACACCCGTTCACTCTTGGTCTGATTCGTGATGGTTACGATCCAGTTGCGACCACTACCATCCTCACGCATGACAGCATTGATAAGGCCAGCATATACCCTACCCTTCGGGTCGATCACACTGGTATACTTACCAGCGATCATAGATGCGAAGATAGTGTTGAGGTTATTCTTACGGACAGCGTATGCAGTGCCAAACATTTTCTTTTTCTTTCTTAGGGTTGGATAACTGTGGATATTATATCTATCGTCTATCTATTTGTCAAGCGTTCATGAATCGTTCGGCCTCAGTCGAACTATTGAAAGAGCCTAGAAGCCTACGCTTACCATTGCCCATATCCTTGTATACCTTGTATTTCTTTCCTACTACGATCAGCACAAGCGTTGTCATTTTCTTTTCCTTTTCTTTCTTTCGCTCTATTATACTCATCGGCTTTCGCCGTGTCAAGCCTATAGAAAATATTTTTTCAGTTATTGGAAGCGGGAAGTCTACGAACGATATAAACCCTACATCCATCCTCACCATCCCACTTATCGAAAGCGGCAGTATTGGCCGCATCCTCACTAGTGAAAGGGCCGATGAAGTCTAGTTCACAATCCCAAGCGTCTACGATTTGTGCGAAGTATGTCATTTTCTTTCTCTCTCTTTCTTTCTCTCTATTATATCTATCGTCTTTTCCCGTGTCAAGCCTTAAGCAAAAAGATTTTCGGAAGTTTGAGTCATCATGTCAACGTACATGCTACGGTATCCAATACCCTCATTCCGCGAACTATCTTCAATCATGATTCGGATCATTTCACGACCCTTGACCATCTTCTTTTCTACAATGAAGCCCGTATAAGTCTTGCCATTGTAGGTTGTCTTGATTTCAGTGTTGATTGTCATTTTTCTTTCTCTCTTTCTTTCTTATGCTCTTATTATACCATACTTATCGGCCATGTCAAGTAGCAATCTAAAATATTTTTGAATATAATCTTGTGCCAAAGCAAGAAATATTCTCTAGAGCAAACGGTGTGCCAAATATATTATTCTCTTAAACAGAACATCGTGTCGATCATATTATTAGTCGTAAGTCTATATCCCATAAGGGTTTACGTCAAAAATGGCGGGGGATATTCGTCGTAACCCTATACCCCACAAGCACTTACGTCAACTACCACATTGATACGATCTGCTCTTTGTTAAGATGGGGGATATGGGGGGGTTTTATCTTATAAGTAGCCTAGGCAAGATATGTCGAAAAAACGAGGGGTGGTCCATTCACAATTGGAAATATATAAACTAATGTACTACCCAATCCTCCCCCATCGCCCCTATTTGATTCATTTAATCTGTCAATTTATCGCTATGCGGTGTATAATGTTGTATAGGAGACTTTTTATGAAAAAGAAACAAACAATTGAAACGCAATTGGATTGTCGCGCTACCGCTTCTTTACAGCAACAAATAGAATCTGACTTAAATCAGACGGATAAATCACTAGCATCGTTACTCTCCACCAAGGACAAGGACACTGAAGAGGACAACGATGAAACAAAGTCAAGCGATTGAAGCTGTAAAACCTTGTGATGATCCAAGTAGCAACGATCTATTATTATGTGGAATAGATGATATACAACGTGCAAATATAGAATTTTCAGAAGCCGTATATTATAAACACATTACTGAAGATAACACAGTTGCTAATTCAATCGGCCTCGGCCCCAATAATAAATTCTTTTATAGGTTGGTTTGTTATCAGAATAATGTTATAGTTGGCCATGAAACTGGCATTGGTTATGCCTATGAGTCTGAAGGCAAGCATTATTTCAAGCGAGATTTGCCACTAGTTCACGGAAAGAACGAAAAACACTTACAAGTTATTACTAATAACTGTTTAAGATTTCACTTTCCTCCAGATAGTACTAGCATACTATCTTCAGACATCCCCCCTAACTTATCTCTCTTATTTCATACAAAGAACTGCGTACTGGCTTCTAGAGATCAGTTCGCCCCATCCGCGTTAGAGATTCTAGATAATTGTGTTTTAACATCAATGCATGGAGAGTTGACTAACCTAGCATTTGATAGCAAAACATTTAGCGATATTATTGCTGAATCTTTGACGAAGTATACTAAACAGCTATCGCTTAAAACTTCAAAACTTAGCGTTAACAAGCTATCGGTAAAACATTTACAATTAGATTCTTCTAGCGATCTTAACGTTAAGAAGGGTACTTTTATTTACGACGAAACAACGGACACCGTTAAGTTCTATAACGGTTCGAAATGGAGAACATTAAAGTGGGTAGAAGACGAGTCGGAATGAAGATACCTAAAAATATGACAGAACAACAGGTGGTAGATCAGATTAACATTGTCGTTAATAGGATATCATCACGATATACTTTTCATGGATATGAGGTTGAGGATATAAAACAAGAAGCTTTTATTATTTGCATGGATGCTATGGACCGCTATGATCCAAGTCGCCCCTTGGAGAATTTCTTATCAGTTCACCTATCTAATAGACTTAAAAACTTCGTTCGTGATAATTTTTACACCAAAGATGAAGAAGAAAAGAAAAAGATCCTAAAACCCAGTAGTTTATCTTATGAAGATTATGTTCCTCATGAAGATAAAGTTGAGGATGACAAAATAGACGCCCAAGCCCTACAAAAGACTATTGATATGAGATTACCAGCAGAATACCGATCTGATTACCTAAAAATAATTAATGACGTATACGTACCGAAAAAAAGAAGAGAAGAAATCATTGAAATAATCAAGGAGTTGCTTGATGAAGAAGGGTAGAATCTCTAAAGACGAGGAGCGAACAATCGGCAGGCTAATTAATAGCTTAACCATAGAAGATATCGCCAAACAACTCGACCGTGACGTTGAATCCATTGACAACTTTGTTAAGCGCAAGTTCAAGGTTGGATTATCAAACGAAGAAGCCGCCGCATACTCTCTAGAAGATCGCCCCTATTGGATTGAATTAGAGAACCAGTTTACTCCTTCAGAACTAGAGCTTTTTAAGTATCACTGGTCGCGCATAATTTCACAGTTCAAAGATGACGTTTTTCCAACAGAAGAACTACAGGTAGTAGATGTTATTAAGCTAGAAATACTTATGAACCGCTGCTTAAAGAGTAATAAAGATAACCTTAATGAGATGACCACTTTAGAAAAAATGTTAGCAGATGAGCGGGCCGTGGATAAGGATCAACGTGACCATGACTACGTTTTAAATCTAGAACGTCAACTAGCTTCCTTACGGGCTTCGCAAGAAGCCCTTAATAGGGACTACCGAGAACTCCAAAGCAAAAAGGCTAGCATGTTGCGTGAGATGAAAGGAACCAGAGAACAGAGAATCAAACGTCTTGAGGATAGTAAACAAAGCTTTACTTCTTGGGTTGCTCACCTTATGCAAGACCCCGAAACTCTAAAGCGATATGGGATCGAAATGGAGAAGATGAGGCTTGCTATGCTTAAGGAGAAAGAGCGTTTAAGTCAGTTCCATCAATATGAGGACGGACAGATTGATCAGCCATTCTTAACGCCAGACACGGTGATAGAATGATTAGCGTTGTCACACTAACATATAGTAGGACAAATTTGCTTGAAGAAGCTGTTAATTCTTTTTTACTGCAAGATGATCCTAGTTTTGAGATGATAATTGTAAATGATAAACACAATTTAACGTACACAATTAATCATCCAAATATTAAAATTATTAATCTAGAAAATAGAACTAGTTGTATATTAGAAAAATTAATGATAGGTTTTAAACACGCCTCAAATGAATATATCTATAGACTAGACGATGATGATTTATTAACCCCTAATGCCTTAGTCAGTTGCTCAAAAGAAATAAAAAATAATCCGGGTTATGATTTATATAGATCCAAAAATCATTATCATTTTGTAAACAATAAATTTGAACTCATATCTGATAGTATTAATAATGGAAATATATTTCGTAAAACACACTATTTAAATATATCCCATCCCCATAGAAGCATTGATGAGGATGTATATCTATTCGGTGAATGTGAAGCTAAAATTTTTGCTTATGATTTTATATCAATGATATACAGGTGGGGTATGAGTACATTTCATATTAGCGGATATGGTATAATCCCTACTCAAGAATTATATAATAATCTATCAAATCATTTTCCACAAGAAGAGGGTCATAAAACTATAATCCCGAATTGGAAAGAGGATTATTGGAAACTACTTCCCGTAGGAGCTATGAAATGATAATCATGCAAGTAATGGGAGGTTTAGGAAATCAAATATTTCAATGGGCTTATGGTAAGTGTCTTTCTAAAATTTACGATACACCATTTTATTTAGATGCCTCATTCTATGATAGAGAATGTGGTGCGACTCTTAGATCATTTTCTTTAAATAAATTTCCTAATATATCTTACGATTTAATAGAATATCCTTCCAGCACACCTCAAGACATCATTATTATCTATGATAATTTTTATTACAATAAAATTTATTACGATCCTAGTCATAATTATTATTTAGGAGGGTATTGGCAATCTGAAAAATATTTTATAGATATAGAAAATACAATTAGAGATAATTTAGAACCAACAGAGTCTATAAAAAATAAATTATTATCTGCTTATCCAGTTAGTAATTCAGTATCAATACATATTAGAAGGACGGATTATTTAGCACTTAGTACTATTCATCCTGTACAATCTATAAGTTATTATGAAGAAGCTTTAAGCCTAGTCAAATATAAAAATATACTTGTATTTTCAGATGATATAGATTGGTGTAAACAAAGCTTAAAATTTAAAAATATGATTTTTGTTGAAAATAATGATAATATAGAAGATATGTGGTTAATGTCTTTATGCGAACATAATATCATAGCTAATTCATCTTTTTCTTGGTGGGGAGCTTGGCTTAACAAGAACAAAAATAAAACAGTCATAGCTCCATCTAAATGGTTTGGTGAAGGATACTTTTGCGATGTAGATATAGTGCCGAATAACTGGATTAAATTATAAGGAAAATTTATGAAAAAATCAATAATATTTGGAATAACGGGACAAGATGGTAGTCACCTAGCAGATCTATTATTAGATAAGGGGTACGATGTAATCGGGGTTACTCGACGCTCTAGTGTAGATAATACCCAAAGAATAAAGCATATATTGAATCATTCTAGGTTCAGTCTAGTCGAGGGGGACATAACCGATTCTAGTAGTGTTTTAAATATTCTTCGTAATAACGAACATGTAGATGAAGTCTACAACCTCGCCGCTCAATCTCATGTGGGAACCTCATTCACTCAGCCTTCCCTGACTTGGGATATAACTGGCAAAGGGTGCTTAAATATATTGCAGACTATGGTAGATTTGGAGATGTTGGGCAGTAGGTTTTATCAAGCCTCCTCCAGCGAGATGTTTGGTAAAGCTTACGATATTGACAGGGATGGTACAAAATACCAAGATGAAAATACTAGATTTTTACCCCAATCCCCATACGCTGTAGCAAAGTGTGCTTCCCATTACGCCGTTGGTTTATATCGTCAGGCTTACGGAATACACGGTAGTTGTGGCATACTATTTAACCACGAAGGTCCAAGGCGCGGAGATAACTTCGTTACTAAAAAAGTAGTGAACTGGGTAGCTTCTTTCATAGATTGGATACATGATACTAATATTACTGATATGCAATACCTTCAATCTTTAGATAATGATATTGTATATAATGATGTGACCTTTCCTAAGTTGATGTTAGGTAATTTGGACGCTTATAGAGATTGGGGATATGCTGGAGATTACGTAGAAGCTATGTGGCTAATGTTACAGCAAGATGAACCAGATGATTACGTTATATGTACAGAAAATACCTATTCTATTCGTGACTTATTAGATGCCGCTTTTGGCTATTTTGGTATTTATGATTGGAGTAATTATGTTGGAATAGATCCTAAATTCTACAGACCGGCAGAGGTAGATTACTTAAGAGGCAGATCAACTAAGGCCAGAGCTAAACTGGGATGGAAACCAAAATATGACTTAAATAGTCTTATTAAGCTTATGATAGAAGAGAAAATTAATGAAAACTTACAGAATAATGCTCGACATATCAAATGTGTTTAGCAGAATAAGACATTTATTTCTTAAATCATATAATAGTCCATTTCCTACTATATTCGTAAATGCAGATGACCCAGACGATGCGTGTTTTGTAGTTTTAAACGATCTCATAAAAATTATCATGAAGCAAAATCCCTCAATAGAGATGAGAATAGCTTGTATAGAAATTAGAAGAAAATCCAGAATAGATAAAATATACGAATTATGAAAAGAAACTATGACGATCCAGCCTACGAAAGCTTCAGAAAATCTGTATTAAATAGAGATAAGAGAAAGTGTATGATGCCGGGATGCGGAAAAAAACTGTCTTTACAAGTACACCATATTAAAAAGTGGTCTAGAGCTAGTGCATTAAGATATGACGTTTCAAATGGTATAACATTATGTAGAAAGTGCCATGACTCAATAAAGGGTTATGAACACCAATACGAATCATTATTTAGGATTATAGTCGATGACGTATAAAGTTGCTCCACCATTCACTGTTATAAAAGATACCAGAGAGCAGGACGGCTATTTTTTTAGCGAGTTCAATACTTGCGCTGGAATGATAGATCAAAAGCTGGATACTGGTGATTATTCCATACTTGGAATGGAAGACAAAATATGTATAGAAAGAAAGGGTTGCGTTGAGGAACTAGCAGTTAATCTAGGACAAAAGAAACACGCATTCTTAGCTGAAGTAGAGCGAATGACTCCATTTCCTCATAAATTTATTGTCTTAGAATTTTCTTTAGAAGACCTCATCAAGTTCCCTGACGAAACAAGAATACCAGTTAAGAACAAGGGAGCTTTGAAGATTACTGGTAAATATATGTTAAAATGTTTGTTTGAATTTCAGCTATATAACAACGTTCAAATATTATTTTGTGGTAATAAATATAATGCTTTTCTTGCGGTCAGTAGTATATTAAAAAGAGTAAATGAAATGTACACAATAGGGAGGAAGAAATGATGGCTGAACCAGAACTATTGAAAGATTTTCATGACTATGGAGCTAATATTGCCACAAGGGAAATATTCCTTCACAATCATTATCACGCTGAAGATAACCAAAACCCCGGCGTTGAATATAGGATGTCTAATACCTTTATTAAAAACTTAAGGGCATTAGATATGAGAAGTAATGCTAACATTACTATACATTGCCACAGTATTGGCGGTGAGTGGACAGATGGCATGGCTATTTATGATGCTATACAGATGTGTAGATCATATGTGACAATTATCATTTATGGTCAGGCTGAGTCTATGAGTAGTATTTTTATGCAAGCGGCAGATTATCGCTATATGACTCCAAATGCCCACTTTATGTCTCATTATGGCTCAACTCTTATTGGTACAGATTATTTGAGTGCTATGAATCAAGCAGACTACGAAAGAAAAACTGCGGATACAATGTTTAATATTTATGCTGGAAGATGTGTCGAGGGCAAGTTCTTCTATGAAAAATTTGGAAAGAAGCCAAGCGTGAAACAAGTTCGCCAATATCTAATTAGGAAACTGAAATCTGGAGATTGGTATCTTAGTGCAGAGGAAGCTGTTTATTACGGTTTCGCTGATTCTATATTACGAAACTGGCATTTCACAGAATGAAAAAAGATAACCTCAAAATAATAGATGAGGCTTGGCTAGGTTTAGATGTCATTGAAGCTGACATTTTTAATCCTATGTCTATTCTCAATCCATCAGATGATGATTTTCATCTCAAGCTTTCTTGGCTAATGAGTAGATCCGAGTATTTGCCATTCTTATGCCACCAGATATTGAATATACAACTTCTGCCATCTCAGTCTCTTATTATCAACGAACTTTGGAATAGAAAGTTCCCAATGCTTGTTGGCAGTCGAGGTCTTGGTAAATCATTCCAGTTGTCGTTATATTCTATATTGAGGGCAATGTTAATGCCCAAGCGAAAGATTGTTATAGTTGGTGCTGCATTTAGACAATCCAAGGTTTTGTTTGAATACATGGAAACTATATGGCGTAATGCTCCCATGTTAAGAGATATGTGCGATGGGAATAGCGGCCCAACGCGAGATGTTGATAGATGTACAATGAGAATTAATGAAAGCGTTATAACATGTTTACCACTAGGTGACGGTCAAAAGATTAGAGGTCAACGTGCTAATGATATTATTGCAGACGAGTTTGCTTCTATTCCTAGGGATATATTTGAAAATGTAGTCGCGGGCTTTGCTGCTGTTAGTGCTGATCCTGTGCAAAATGTTAAGAGAATATCCGCAAAAAAGAAGGCGGCAGAGCTTGGAATAGAAATAGAAACTGAAGAAGAGAATACAGAGATAAAAGATAATCAAATTATTCTTTCTGGTACTGCTTATTATGATTTTAATCATTTTGCTACATATTGGAAAAAGTGGAAGGCTATTATAAAAAGCCGTGGTAATAGAGCTAAACTGACTGAAGTATTTGGTGGAGAACAACCCCCAGATACTTTTGATTGGCGTCAATATTCTATAATAAGAATGCCATACGAACTATTGCCAGTGGGTTTCATGGACGCTGATCAAGTAGCAAGGTCTAAGGCTACAGTACACGCTGGTATATATCAGATGGAATACGGGGCTTGCTTTACTAGAGACAGTCAGGGGTTCTTCAAAAGATCATTAATAGAGTCGTGTGTTGTTGGTAGTAATGATAACCCTGTCATGGACTCTAGAGGTGACATTATAAAGTTTGAAGCTTGTCTAATTGGCGATACAAATAAAAGATATGTTTTTGGCGTTGACCCCGCATCTGAAGTAGACAATTTTAGTATTGTAGTTCTAGAAATTAGTGGAGATCATAGAAAAATAGTTCATTGCTGGACCACAACGAGGCAAGAACACAAAGAAAAAGTGAAGAAGGGATATGCTAAAGAGTCAGATTTCTATGCATATTGTGCGAGAAAAATTAGAGATTTGATGAGACTCTTCCCATGTGTTCATATTGCTATGGATGCTCAAGGTGGCGGTGTTGCAATTATGGAATCACTACACGATAAAGATAAAATTAAAGATGATGAAATGCCTATCTGGCCTACAATTGATGACGATAAACCCAAAGATACAGACGGAGAAAGAGGGTTGCACATATTAGAAATGTGTCAATTTGCCAGATATGATTGGTTAGCAGAAGCTAATCACGGTATGAGAAAAGATTTTGAAGATAAGGTTCTGTTATTTCCATTCTTTGACTCTATAACACTTGGATTGTCAAATTCTGAAGATGGTTTAAAAAGCAGAATGTTTGACACTTTAGAAGAGTGCGTCATGGATATAGAAGAACTTAAGGATGAATTATCTATGATCCAGATGACCCAAACATCTAATGGTAGAGACAGGTGGGACACTCCAGAGGTTATAGTTGGAACTGGTAGAAAAAGTAAAATGAGAAAAGATAGATATTCTGCACTCTTAATGGCTAATATGGCTGGTAGAATAATACACAGGACTCCAACCCCAGAAACCTATCAGTTTTATGGCGGTTTTGCTACTGGTGGTCATGTTCCAGCAAAAGAAGACGAAAAGCTATATATTGGCCCCAGTTGGTTCTCTGATAACATGAAAGATGTGTATTAAAAAGTAGCATTCCGATTACATTCCAATTAAGGAAAAATTATGAGTGAAGAAGACATGATAACTTGGTCAGATGACAATTTTTCTAGCAAATCTAATGCTATGGAGAGGTTGTCCGACAATATCAACTCTTATTCTGGCTTAAATAAATCTACTGGTAGCGATGCTTATAGAACCTTTATAGACATTGAGCCAAATAGGTCAGTAAGACCCGGTTTTAATAAACTTGATTATTACGCATTTAGACAAACCGAGTCTGTACCCACTCAACAACGACGCATTATTAAGATGTGTATGGACGCTTACGATAAAGTTGGCATTATACGAAATATTATTGACTTGATGGGTGACTTTGGCAGTCAGGGTATAAGCATTGTACACCCTAATAAAACAGTTGAAAAATTTTACCAGCAATGGTTTAAGAGTGTAAATGGGAAAGAAAGATCAGAAAGATTCTTAAATAATCTTTATAAAACTGGCAATGTGATTATGTATCGCAGTTATGCCAATGTGACTCCAGAGCTTGAAAAGTACATGAAGTCTCTAGCAAAGGATATTAAGGTTGAAACTCCAAACATTAAGCAGAATCAGATTCCTTGGAGATATAACTTCTTTAGTCCTCTTAGTGTAGAGTTAAAAGATGGTAAGTTAGCACTGTTCATGGGTATCTCAAATTATACCTTGAGTGCTGGAACATTCTTAGATACTTTTCAGTCAGGCTCACTTCCCAACGATGTTCTTGATAGCTTGCCAACTGATATTAAGAAGGCATTGCTAAACAAAGAAAAAAGAATCCCACTTGATTCAGAAAGACTTTGCGTTTTTCACTATAAGAAAGATGATTGGCAGATGTGGGCAAATCCCATGATCTATGCTATCTTAGATGATATTATTATGTTAGAAAAAATGAGATTAGCAGATATGTCCGCTTTGGATGGTGCTATTTCTAATATTCGTTTATGGACACTTGGCAATCTTGAACATAAAATTTTACCAAACAAAACAGCTATTAACAAGTTGCGAGATATTCTAGCCAGTAATGTTGGTGGCGGCACGATGGAACTAGTTTGGGGGCCAGAACTATCCTTCAAAGAATCTAGCAGCGAAGTATACAAATTCCTTGGTTCTGAAAAATATACTTCGGTACTCAATAGTATATATGCTGGGTTGGGTGTTCCTCCAACATTAACTGGTATGGCTACTGGCGGTGGCGGCTTTACTAATAACTTCATTTCGCTCAAAACTCTAGTAGAAAGACTTCAGTATGGTAGAGATCAGTTAACTAGATTTTGGGAAAAAGAAATTGAAATGGTTAGACAGGCTATGGGTTTTAGATACAAAGCCTATATTCAGTTTGATCAAATGACCTTATCTGATGAAGCCGCAGAGAAAGCTCTTCTATTACAACTTGTGGATAGAGATATTATAAGTCAAGAAACTGTTCTTGAAAGATTTAAGGAGATTCCTCAGATCGAAAAGATTAGACTACAAAGAGAATTTGATGAGAGGCAGGGCGAAGATACTCCAGATAAAGCTGGACCATTCCATAACGCTAATCATAAAATGGATTTGGAAAAGATTGCCTTACAGTCAGGAAAAGTAAATCCACAAGACGTTGGTTTAAAAACAAGTGTACCAAAAGATATATTGATGCCAAAACCACCAGCACCCGGTGGTGGTCTTCCAAATGCCCCTAAACCTAGTAATCCAAATGGGCGACCGCTTTTTAAGCAAGATACCGGACCAAGAAAACAAAGGGTGGCAACTCCAAAAAAGAAACCGGGAGTAGCTGAGTTTGTATATTGGGCAGAAGAAAGCTGGAAAGAAATTTCAGACGTTCTTACTAATGCATATTTAAATTCTAAGTCTAAGAAGAACTTAAGGCAGCTAACAAAGTCAGAAGTAAAAGAACTTGAAAAATTTAAAGTAGATGTTCTTACTAATCTAGACATTATGTCTGAGGTAAATGCTACTTCAATAAGAGATATACTTAGTGAAAATAGAAAAACTCCTACAGCGTTTGCCAGCGTTCTACAAGAAGAAAGCATTAATCCAGAGTCAATGAATATAGACAAATACAGAATGCGCGTTATAAGTTTATATATCCAATCACAATTAGCAGAAATGGAAGAATAAAATGGCAGCTGCAAAATATGATTTTGATGTTGAACAGGGTTCTTCTTATAACTTGACATTCATTTATAAAAATAATGCAGGCACAGCAATTAATATTACTGATTGGTGCGCTAGGATTTTAATTACGACCAGTGATAATCAAACAATAACTTACACTTCTGGAAATTCTAATTCAGACTACCAAATGTCTATAGATGGAGTCAATGGTAAGATAACTCTTATGTTACCAGCTTCTACTACTAATAACTTTGCATTCAAAACAGCAAAATATGATTTTGAGTTAGAATCAAATGATATCTTCTATACTAACGGCGGTCGGTATACTACAAGAGTATTATTTGGCCTTATAACAATCATAAAAAGAAATAGCAAAAATTCTACCCAAATGGAGTGCTAAATGAGCAACTACACTATAGAAGTTACTGAAAATGTAGTTAATCTTGATGTTCTCAAAGATCATGATATTATCATAGAGATAAAATCTTCTGATAACTTTATTACATTTGACACTCCCAGTGGCTACCCTATATTATTTACTAGCGGAATTCTTCCCGTCAGTAGAGTTGGTAGTGGATACTTAATTGAAAATTTAACTAGTGGCAACACTATAGTTAGAACATTTGGTAATCAATCAATAAGTGGAATCAAATTATTTAATGATAATGTTATAATATCTGGCTATTTAGCAACTAGATCTGAAGCCTCAAATATTGGAGCTTCTCATTTTCCGGTATTTATATCTGATCCATCTACATTTGCCCGTAATATTCATACTAGAACACCTTCACAATTCAAATCAGACCTTGCTATAAATAATGTTCAAAACATTGCGTTAACTGGCGTAAATTTTTCTGCTGGTAGCGGCTTAATTGGTGGCGGTAATTTATCAGCTAATAGAAGCTTTGACATTGGACAGGGCGACGGTTTAGTTGTAAGTGCTGATAATATTGCTGTTGATTCTACCGTTGTAAGAACAACTGGTGAACAAACTCTCTCTGGCGGTAAAACTTTCAGTGGAACTGGAATAAAAATAACAACTGGTGCAATAGGAATAAATCGTAAAGATATTATTTTAAAAGGTAATACAGGAACATTATTTAATAATACTATAACTATTACTCCAACAAATAATCTTTATACTGATAGAGTTTACTATCTTCCAGAGGCTGGTGTTGATGCAGACTTTGTTATGACCGCTGGAAGTCAAATCATTACTGGACAAAAAACTTTTACTAGTACAGTTATATTTAATAGTGGCACTTTTCAATCTCTTAAACTTGGTGGTATTGATGTTTCTGTTAGCGGCCATACTCATACCTCCTCAAGCATAACTGATTTCAATAGTAGTGTTAGTGGATTATTACCAATAACATTATTAACCGCTGGTAGTGGTATTGGTATATCTGGCGTTGGTTCTAATTATACAATATCTACTACTGGAACATTTGGTTTAACTCAAACTCAAGTAGATTCTAGAGTAAATACTTTAACTAGTGGAATTTATGCTCCTCTCACTGGGGCTGTTTTTACTGGTATCATTAGTGGACCAAGTGGTAGTTTTACATCTTTAAAAGTATCTAATGTCGATGTTTCTGTTAGTGGACATACTCACAATATA